CGGAAAGAGAGCCATTGCTTGGGAAGGCCGGCCTATTGGCGATAGTTGGATGTACTGCTTCACTGTGGTGCCCGACGAACTTGTTGGTTCCATTACGGTGGACTGCGAGATGCCAATGTCGTTGCTCACTAGTTTGAGACGAAGCGACCACCATGGCAATGTCAGTGGTGTGTTGTCTTTGGGGGATGAGACTTCGTTCAAGCCGATGCTTGATGTTCTGAAGTTTAAGACCTCGAAGATTAAAAGCTTTGGATCTTACATGTGGCTCAGCAATGAGTCGGAGAAATTTGTTCTACTGCCTAAGGGGTTGGTTGAGCAAGTAGCCCTCAAAATGGTGGGTATTTCTCGCGATAAGGCTGGTCTGAAGAAGTGTTTAAATGCAATGCAAACCTTGGTTAGATCGGAGAAGATCTCCATACCGAATAGTATGCGTCTGGATTGCTGTATCTACGGATCAGCAATGGCTTTCGTGCTCTGTTTGGAAGATGAGATCACTGTTTTTAACAGACTCTGTAGACCGAGCCGACTTGTTCTTTATGAACAGTTGGATAGAGTTATGTCCCTGCGTCCATTCACTAGCGTGTTGGATTGTGTGCCGTTTTGCGGTTCCAACATGCACCTCTCCGAATTCAACGGTGGAGAGGTAGACCTACAAGTTGGGTCGGTGACCGTGGATTCATACGAACGTGACAGGTCCTCTCAACCAGGACCGACATTCGACGCTGCACTGGCGTGGCCCAACGGTCTCCCAGGCGTGGAGAGTGGTAAAGAGTTGAAGAACACCAGACAAGGAGCTAAAATGTCTAGAGTTGATCGTGAAGAGATTGAGCCGAAGCCTCAATTCTATCCGATCGCTACGACTTTTTCCAACTACATTCCCGTAGTGCCATATTCATCCATCAATAACGAGGTGGTTGCTTTGGCCAACCGGGCACTGATGGAAGTCCCTGAGCCCAACGCTGAGCTCTGGGAATACGTCAAGATGTGGGCGATTCGTGAAATTGTGAGGTTTCAGGAAATCCCGCATGATGATCGGGAGCGTGACTTTCACAAGTGGAACGATCGTTTCCCTAAAGGGAGAAGGAAGACACAATTGGCTGCCTGGGAGTCTCTAAAGACAGAGCCTCTACACAAGGGAGATTTCAAGAGGTCATTGTTCGGCAAGCGCGAACTGACCATGAAAGGGGGCTTGGAGCCGGAGGATTTCGATCCACGTGCCATCCAAGCAAACGAAGACAGGTTGAACGTTGCGTTCGCTCCGTTCGTCTACCAGGTTTCAGATCAGCTCAAGAAGCTATGGAACAGTGACAACAAAATCACGTACACCGCAGGAATGAATGCGGAGCAAATTGGTCAATGGAGGGCCCAATTTGGTGATGAAGATGTTACAATACTGGAGATGGATGAAAGCAGATACGACGCGCACCAGGGGAAGCAAAGTTACGAGCTTTTCCAAAAAGTCCTCGACAGATGCAACCAGGCTGAGTATGGTCAGGTAGCGTTTGCCTCTACGTCTATGAAGAAAATTCAGGGCTACAGCTCGCATGGCGTCAAGTATTCAGTTGAGTACACGATGACCAGCGGCTCGCCGACAACGTCGGTGAGCAACAGCTTCCTGAACGGAATCAAGACGTGTTATATCTTGGAAACTTTCGGAATCACTGATTACCGAATCCTTGTGCATGGTGATGACAACATTGTCGTCATCAGGGGTCTCATGTCTCAAGAACGACAGTCTGAGCTTGAGCGTTACATTATGGACACCAACAAATTGTTGGGTTTCACTACGAAGTTGAAGATTTCGAGTGACTGGCATGATGTAGAGTACTGTTCATCTCTTTTCTGGCCTGTGGAAGACGGTTTCGTCTTGGGTCCAAAGATCGGTAAGCGTTTGCCGAAGATTGGATTCTCTCTCCGCAAGCTGGACAAGGGTGAAGTAAAGGGTATGCTGTTAGGGCTACGTGTTGAGGCTGGTTACATACCGGTTCTTGGCGCGTTCGCGAAGCATCAGTTGGGTTTACTGAAGAAAACAGTAAAGAAGGAATTCACGGATAGCCGGGCCGTATACAAAAGCCTGTGCAGTGAGTCCCATCGCCCATCTGAGGACACCTTGGCCTTTTTCGAGGCAAGGTACGGAATAACAGCCCGTGAGGCAGAGGAGCAATTGCTCGCTGTCTTGTCGAAGAATCTGACCGACTGTGTGGACTACAGTCTGTTGGAAAGCTTCACCAAAAAGGACCTCTAAGAGGGGTCGTCCTGGCGGAAAAATAAAAATAAAAATAGAAACTTGTATATTCATGGATTTCACTACTAATTACTGTGGAATGTACTGGTCTGATGGGAAATTTCAAAGTAGTGTTAGTGACGGAACTTCGGTTCCCGTCAACGCGCTGGACTCGCAATGCAAAGTCCATGACGCGGACTACCACTTAGCTTCGACGTTGCGTAACAGAGAGCAACGCATGGAGGCTGAGCGTGTCGCGGATGATAAATTTCACCAAGGCACTAAAAGTTTAGGCTTGAGGGGCAAACTCTACGGAGCGCTCGTCAAGAATGGCAACAAAGTATTACGCGCGGCTAAGAGGGCAATTCACCGTTACGACGGCGAAGTGGCTCCTGAGCCCGCTAAAGTCACTGAAGTGCCGGTTCGCATGCCTGTGCGGACTGGTAAGGCCAAGTGGGACGCGACGG